GGGTTCGACGTGGACACGGCCGGGGCAGCCGAAATGGACGCCACCCTGGCCTCGGGCGCTACCCGCCTGCTTGCCTTTGGCGCGGCAGCTCAGGCCATGGCCGTGGGCCTGTATGCGGCCATCTACCAGATTGCGAACAGCAAATCGCAGTTGCTGACCCTGGCGGACGCCACCGGCACGGCCGTGGATCAGCTGGAAGAACTGGACTTCGTGGCCGAACAGACCGGGGCGTCGCAGGACGCCCTGCATTCGTCGCTGCAGGGCCTCACCGAGGCCCTGGGCGGCGCAGCCATCGGCCAGGGCGGGCTGGAAACGTTCCACCGCCTGGGCATCCGGGTCAAGGACGCCAACGGCAATATCCGCGATACCGTGGACGTGCTCATGGAAGTGGGCGACAAGCTGGAGGGCATGGATAAGGCCAAGGCCACCATGTACATGGGGCAACTGGGCATAGACCGCAGCATGCTCAGGATGCTGACCAGCGATGTGGACGGCCTGCGTGAAACATACCGTGAAATGTACAGGGCCGTGGGCGTGGATTCCAACCAGGCCGCCGAGGATTTCCGCAAGTTCACCGGGGAGGTCAATGGCCTGAAAACCATGTTCCGCATGGTAGGCGACGGCGTGGCCGCCATTCTGGTGGGCGACATGGGCAAGGATGTCGTTCGTTTCCGCCAGCTCATTCAGGAAAACGTGGGCAAGATCATTCCGGTGCTCAAGGGCATCGTGGGCGTGATCCTGCGTATCGGCAAGGCATTCTTCGCCCTGACGGCCCGGCTCATGACCTGGGTGGGCATGATTGTTGATTGGTTCGGCAAACTGGACGACGGCACGCAGAAACTGATTCTGGGTGTACTGGCTTTCGGGGCCGCCTGGCGTTGGCTGAACCTCGCCTTTCTCGCAACGCCCATCGGGGCCATCGTTACCGGGCTGATAGCCCTGTTGGGCCTGATAGACGATTTCATGGTCTGGAAGGAAGGCGGCGACAGCCTCATAGATTGGGGGCCATGGGCCGATGATATTGATAGTATCATGGATGCCGTGTCCGGCCTGCTGGATATCCTCGGCCAGCTTTGGAACACCATCAAGGGGCCGCTGTTCGATGTGATCGGCACACTGGCCAATATTTTTCTCGGCGCGCTCAAAACCATGATGAGCGCATACGTAGACTGGATATCTGTCCTCGTCAGCCTGTTCCGCGGTGACTTTACCGGGGCCATCGAGGGCGTGAGAAAGGTATTTGGCCACCTGTGGGAAATGGTCAAGGCAACCGCCGCCAACTTCAAGGAAATTTTCGGATTCGTCGGCAAAATTCTGGGCAAGGTCGCCGAATATGTGGGCGGCGGCATAGCCAGCGCCCAGGGATTCGGTGACGACAAGTCCGGCCCGGCAAACGCACCCGTGCTCATGCCCGCACCCGCGCAAATGCTCCCGGCCCCGGCAGCCGCGGGCACGTCCATAAACGCCTCGACCGTTGTGCATGTGGACGGCGCGCGCAACCCCGACGCCACGGGCCGCGCCGTGGCCGGTCAGCAAAACCGGGTCAACTCCGATCTGGTGCGCCATGCCAGGGGGGCCGCACGATGAGCGAGACCATATACGTGCGCCCGCATCGCAGCATCGGCGGCATTGTCATGGACGTGACCGTTGAGGAATCCCACAGTGATGAACTGGAAATAACCGAGCATCCGGTTGAACAGGGAGCGTCCGTCACGGACCATGCCTATCTGTTGCCCAGCAAGGTGACCATCCGCGCGGGGGCATCCGATTCCAGCGGCGAGGCCGCATCCGGGACATCCCGTTGCGTGGAGGTCTACGAATCCCTGCTGGAGCTGCAGGGCAAGCGCGAGCCGTTTGATCTGATCACCGGCAAGCGTTCCTACAAGAACATGCTCATAAAATCGCTGTCCGAAACCACGGACAGGGATACCGAGCACGTGATCATGGTCACGGCGGAGCTGCAGCAAATCATACTGGCCAGCGTGCAGACCGTTTCCGTGCCCCGATCCCGGCAAAAAAATGGCCATGTGACCGGCGGCGTGGATGAACGCGGCAAACAGCAGGCGGAAAAAAAGACCGCCTCGAAATCCATAATGGAAAACTTGCTCGGAGGTTGAGGATGGACGTTTATCGAATTCCCCTGACTCCGGTGCCCCAATCCTTTTGCATCACCCTGGCCGGAACCGAATACCGCCTCACCGTGTACTGGAACGATGCCCATGAGGGCGGCTGGATGCTGGATATCGACCTGCCGGACAACGCGGGCAGCGTACTGCACGGCATCCCGCTGGTGACCGGCACGGACCTGTTGGCCCAGCACGCGCATCTGGGCATGGGCGGCGGCCTCGCGGTCTGGTGCGAGGATCACGACGACCCGCCAGCCCAAAACAACCTGGGCGAAGGCGTGGACCTGCTGTTTGTGGTGAAATCCACGGAGGCTGCAGAATGAGCGATACCGCAAAAGATCACCTGTACCTGCGCCGGTGCAGCCTCATTGTGGGCGGCTCTGGCGGCTCCGGGCTGGAGCTGGGGGAAATGCGCGTGGAGTTCAAGACGCACCATGCGGACTATGAGACCCCGAACCACGCGGATATTCGGGTGTACAACCTTTCGGATCAGACCGCCCGGCGCATGGACCGCGAATTCACCCGCGTGGTGCTGCAGGCCGGATATCAGGGCAACATGGGCCTGATATTCGGCGGCAATATCCGGCAAATCCGACGAGGCCGGGAAAACGGGCTGGACTCCTACGTGGACATTTTGGCCAGCGACGGTGACCGCGCCTACAACTATGCGGTTGTCAACAAGACCCTTGCGGCCGGTTCCACGGCCAACGACCAGGTGGCCACGGCACAGGAAGCCATGGCCGAGCACGATGTCACGGCCGGTTATACTCCGGACCTTGGCGGCCCGGCCCTGCCGCGCGGCCGCGTGCTGTACGGCATGGCGCGCAAGACCATGCGCGACGTGGCGGCCAGCACGAATACGACCTGGTCGATTCAGGACGGCGCGACGCAGTTGATTCCCCTGCAGGGGCATCTGCCCGGCGAAGCCGTGGTGCTGACCTCGGAAACCGGTCTGGTGGGCCAACCCGAACAGACCAACGAAGGCATCAAGGTGCGCGCCCTGCTGAATCCCCGTTTCCGTGTAGGTGGCCGCATCAAGCTGGATAACACCTCAATCAGAAAATACCGCACCGAAATCAAGGTGGGTGCGTTCAACAAAGCGCCCCGGCTGGACGACGACGGCCTGTACCGCATTCTGGCCGTGGACTTTTCCGGTGATACGCGCGGCGGCGATTGGTACGCGGATCTCATCTGCGTGGGTATCGACGCGTCCGCGCCCATTGGTTCCAAACTCGTGGATACGAACGGAGGCCGCTAGTGGACAGGCGTGAACGATTTGACGATCCGGTGGAAGCGGTCCGCGCCGCCATGGAGGGCGCGCTGGCAGAAACCCGCACGGCCATGCCCGGCATCGTGCAGTCATACAGTCCCAAAGCCATGACCGTGACCGTGCAACCCGGCATCCGGGGGCGCATAGAGTTGCCGGACGGCTCTACCAAGTCCGTGAACCTGCCCCTGCTGGTGGACGTGCCCGTGGTATTTCCATCCGGCGGCGGCTTTACCTGCACGTTTCCCATTCATCCCGGCGACGAGGCCCTTGTGGTCATTGCGGACCGCTGTATCGACGCATGGTGGCAGTCCGGCGGCGTTGGCGAGCCGCTGGAAATGCGCATGCACGACCTGTCCGACGGATTCGCGTTTGTCGGGCCGCGTTCGCAGGCCCGCGTCCTGCCGGACGTGGACGCCGAAAACGTGCAGCTCCGCACCGACGACGGGCGGGCGGCCGTGACCATGATGCCGGACTATACCATCCGTGCGCATAACCCCGCCGCTCGTGTGACCATGACCCCGGGCGGCGAAATCTCGGGCGAAGCCGACACGCGGATATCGTTACGCGCCCCCAACGTGGACATAGCCGCCAACGCCTTCAGCATGCGCAATCTGGACGGCGGAGCCGTGACCGCCACCATCACCGGCAACATCAACCAGGACGGCAAGCACACCACCACCGGCGACCAGATAGCGAACAATATCAGCCAAATCAGCCACAAACATACCGGCACCGAACCCGGCTCCGGAACAAGCGGGGTGCCCGTATGAGATACCGCAAATGGACCGACGGCACGGATATTCAGTTCGGACATGGTGCGGCGGATTATTGGGTGGATGATCCCAGGGGCGTGGCGCAGGCCGTTGTGTCCCGCCTGCGTCTGCTCTCCGGCGAGTGGTTTCTGGACCTGACCGAAGGCACACCATACGAAGGCGACGTTTTCGGCAAGCACACCAGGCAGAGTTACGACCCTATCATCCGGGCTCGCATTCTGGACACTGAAGGCGTTACCGCCATCACCAGCTATGAATCCGCGTTTGACGGCAACACCCGGGCGATCACCGTAACCGTGACCATAGACACCGAATACGGCGAGGCCACCATTGAGGAGGTTTTGTAATGGCATTGGCATACATAGATGAATACGGCTTTCACATGCCCACATATCCCGAGGTTCTGGCCAAGCGGAAAGAGGAATTCCGGGGCATTTTCGGCGAAGATGTCTATCTGGAGGCGGACAGTCAGGAAGGCCAGTTGCTGGCCGCCGAATCGTTGGCCGAATACGACCTCTACCAGTTGGCGCAGTCCGTATATAATTCATATGCCCCGGGCACGGCCCAGGGCGAGGGCCTTTCCCGGCAGGTCAAGATCAACGGAATCCGGCGGCATGAGGAATCGTTTTCCAGCGTGCCGGTAATCGTGATCGGCACGGCGGGAACGATCATAACGAACGGCATCGCCAAGGACGTGGCCGAACAACAATGGGCGCTGCCCGCCGAAGTGGTCATACCCGTATCCGGCGAAATCGAAGTGACGGCCACGGCGACCAGCGCCGGGGCCATTGCCGCGGCCGCAGGGGAAATCAACATCATCGCCACGCCCACGCGCGGCTGGCAATCCGTATCCAATCCGCAGGCGGCCACGCCCGGCACGGCCGTGGAAAACGACGCCACGCTGCGCGCCCGGCAAAAGGTCAGCACGGCCCTGCCGTCGCAAACCGTGCTGGACGGCGTTATCGGTGCCGTTGCCAACCTCGACGGCGTATCCCGGTGCAAGGGCTATGAAAACGACGACGACGTGGCGGACGAAAACGGGCAGCCCGGCCACTCCATCGCCATTGTGGCCGAGGGCGGCGATACCGCAGCAATAGCCCGGGCCATCGCCAACAAGAAAACGCCCGGCGCGGCCACGGTGGGCACGACCTCGGCAACCGTGGCCGATACGCAGGGCATGCCGTTGGTGATCCGCTTTTACCGGCCCACGTTCGTCGCGCCCAAAGCAACCGTCGTCATCAAACCCCGGGCCGGATATGTCTCCACCACGGGCGAGTCCATCCGGCAGAATCTGGCCGAATATTTCACTGCCCTGGCCATTGGCGAGGACATCCTGCTCAGCAAGCTCTATACGCCCATCAACGCGGCCGAACCCACCGACGGAAAACGGACGTTCGACGTCATCGGTCTGACTGTGGCGCGTGAGGGCGAACAAATGGCGGCCGCCAACCTGATTCTCGGATTCACCGAGATGGCCGTTGGCGTGGTGGACAACATCACCGTCACCGTGGAGGTGTAAAGGCATGGCCACGCTGGAATCCTATCTGTCCATCATCACCTCGCTGTATCGTGACCAGCCGAAATTCATGGCCCTGTGCACGGCCAGAATCAGCCCGATAGTTCACCTGCAGGATGTGTTGGAGGAACTGCGCGCGGCGTTTGATCTGGACAGCGCCGTGGGCGTGCAGCTGGATCGGATAGGTGATTGGGTGGGCCGCGGCCGCCTGTTGGAAACGCCGTTGGATGGCGTCTATTTTTCGTGGGATACGCCGGGCGTGGGATGGAACCAAGGCTCGTGGAAAGGCCCGTATGACCCGGAAACAGGCATGGTCGAATTGCCTGACGATGCCTACCGCATGGTGCTGCGCGGCAAAATCGCCGCCAATGCCTGGGACGGCACCATACCCGGAGCCTACGATGTGTGGAAAACCACGTTCGGAGATACGGGATCGCGCATGGTCATCCAAGACAATCAGGACATGAGCATGATCGTGGGCGTTGCCGGGCTTTACCCGGACGCGGTGACCAAGGCCCTGCTGGTAGGCGGTTACATTCCGCTCAAACCCGCAGGCGTGCGCATTGAATATTACGCGGTATCGCCGTCCACCGGGCCTCTGTTCTGCTGGGGCGCGGATTCGGCGAATCTGGCGGGCTGGGACAAAGGTTCCTGGCCGCAAAATCTCATACCAGAGGAGGCATAATGGCCACCAATCAGATTTATCCGTTCGGCACGGGCGGACGGCAGGAAGACGGGGATGTCATGGCGCTGGCCGATTATCTGGCCGAACCGCACCGCCTGGCCGGGCATCAGCTGGGCATAGCGCGGCGCGATTTGATAAACACCACCCTGCGTCAGGTTTCACACATGGCCGCCGGGCTGGCCCTGTTCATCGCCAACCGATACGAGGCCGGGGTGCTGGACGACGGCGACCTGACCAAGGTCGAGGCCGGGCTGGTTGCGGCTGTCAACGCCCTGATCGCCGAGGCGGCCGACACAACGGCCTATGCGTTGGAGGATCATACGCACACCACGGCCGAGATCACCAATCTGCTGAACAGCGTCCACGTCTACAGCCGCTCCCAACGCTATGCCCAAACGGAACTGGAAATCACCAACGGGTCAGTAACGTGGAATTGCGAGGCGAACCCGAGTGCAACATTATTGCTGACAGCCGACGTTACGACATTCACGGTGACCAACGCTCAACCCGGTGGGGCCTACGATTTGACTGTCGTACAGACCGGTAGCTGGACGCTGGCCATGCCCGTGGCCCTGCGTTGGCAGGGCGGTGCTGGCTATGAGCCGTCCTCTGGGGCAGGGTCTATTGACCGCATCTACCTCGCTCCGGTCCGCAATCCCAGCAACGGGGCGACCCTGCTGCTGGCCAGCGTCGAAAACGGCTATCAGGCGGCCAGTTAAATGAGTTGGCTCAGACGCAAAATCCAGGGCGGCAAATCCGGCCCGGGCAACTACTTCGGCGATGGTTCGGATGGGCATATCAAAATCACCTCGACAGGGGCGATGACCTCGGTTGATGGCGTATTGTGGACAACCCTGCAGGGCTGGACCACCAGCTCAGATACCGTATTTATCCCTGCCGTACAGGACGGCGACATGGTGGTGGTCAATGCGCTCAGTGTCCAAATTGATGCGGGTATCACCGTCACCACTCTGTACCGCTGCCGCGGCGTGCTCTGGTATTCGCAGGGCGCGGTCGTCAACAACGGGCACGTCACCATGACCAACAGGGGCTGCGCGGCCAACCCGGCAGACGCCGTGGTTACCACTGACACGCCCGTTGCACCCAGCGACGGCAACGCCGTGCCCGAGGGCGGGCTGGTGTTGGCCCGGTTTGCGGACGGCACGGAGTCCGGCACGTCCAATCTGTCTGGCTGTGGGCAAGCGGCTGTTGCGGCCGAGGCCAACCAGCCTCCGGTGCAGCAAGGCAAGGTCATCGTCATCCCCCGCGTTGGCGGCGCAGGCGGCGTGGGATCAACCACGCATGATGCCACGTATGGAGCCGCAGGAGGGACCAAATCCAACGCGCCCGGTGGAGGCGGCGCTGGTGGCCGCAGCGGCACCAGCGGTGACCCCGGCGACACGTCCGGCGGCGATGCCACGCCGTTTGCCAGCGGCCCCGGTGGCGGTGGAGGCTACGGAGTTATCCAGACCGGCGAGGGGCCTACCCCCGGCTCCAACTATGGCGGCGCGGGCGGTGACGCGGATATCGAGGGCAACCGTGGCGGCGGCGGTGCCGGTCATCCACCCGGCGGTGGATTGGAGGACGGCCTCGGCGGCCTCGCCGGGCTGGTGATCTTTATCATCGGCGGCGACTTCGACGGCACAGGATCAATCACATCCAACGGCGCTGGCGGCGGAGACGGCTACGGCTCCAGCAGCCCTACGGCTGGTGGGGCCTCCGGTGGTGGACTGATTATCATCTGGTACGCTGGCGAGCTGGGCTGGACAGGCACAATATCCGTTGCCGGAGGTGTTTCCAACGGCACGGGCGGCGGCACCGGCGGTGACGGCTCAATAATCGGGCCGGACAAAATACACGCAGCGGCGTAAAATCAGGAGGTACAACGTGACGATCCAATACAAATATCCCGACGACAGCCGAGGCATGGCCCGGCAGTTTGTCCACAATGACAACGTGATTCCGGCCAACTTTCTGTCCCAGCGCGACGGCGAAACCGACGCCGACTGGGTTGCCCGGCTGGGCGCTGTGGGCGTGACCCCGATCCGCGTCACCCCGTCCAGCGCCGATCCCAACCAGTACGACGCGGGTGACCCTGATGAGGCTACCGCCGAGTCCGGCGTGATTGAGATCAGCTATCCCAACCCGGTGGCCAAGACGCCGTATTGGCACAAGCAAAACCGGGAGCGCATGTTCGTCTCGACGGATACGGCCGTGCCCGACACCTACACGGCCAGCGAGCCGCCCTACGGCGTCTACAGCGTGTGGGACGCCGATGCCGGGGATTGGGGCGTGGACGTGGCCAGAGTCAAGGCGGCTCGGCAAATTGAAATCCGCAATGCCGCCGACAATGCACTGGCCGACGCATTGGCCGAATATGGTGAAATGGAAATGGCCACGTGGGACCAGCAATTTTCCGAGGCGCAAGACTACCAAGCCGACAGCGCGGCCGATGTCCCTTTGTTGGCAGCAATCGCCTCGGCCCGGGGTATGGCCGTTGCCGATCTGGCCGCTCGCATCATTGCCAACCGTTCCGCGTGGGTGACAGTATCCGGTGCAGTGGTCGGCCAGCGCCTGGCCTATCAGGACGCGCTGGACGCGGCCACGACCTATGACGAAATTATGGCCATTGAGGTCAGCTATGAGTGACGGCTGCACCGGCATCCCGTGGACAACGCCCTATGAGCCGTGCTGCGATGAACACGACCTCGCCTATGAGCAGGAATTGGAAGAAGGGCAACCCGATTGGCGCGCCAAAGTCTCGGCGGATTGGGTTCTCCGGCAGTGCATCCGCGCGGCGGGATATCCCGTCCGCGCCTGGCTCGTCTGGCTCGGCCTCATGACTGTTGGCTGGCCATACTGGTGGTGGCTCCAATTGCGTGGCCATTAAACCCGAAACGCTCTTTGACAATCGAATAGGATACGAAAAACCCGGCCACGGACCATCATATATAATGATATGCCCGCCGGACCCCAAAAGGCCCGGCGGGTTCTCATGTGGAACAGGCGGGGGCGTAGCAGCGCCCCCACCAACCCGGCGCAGGCACGCCGGATCACAGGCCGCAGCCCGCTGTCCCAATCCCCTGATCAGGGTTCAAGTTGAATAGCAGGCCCCGGCGCAACCCGTAAAGACATGATCATGAAAGAGTTTCGTTGTCGCAAGTGCAATCGACTACTAGCAATGGAATCCATCGACGGGGCGCTTGAAATCATCTGCCACCGTTGCAAGACAATGAATCGCTTGAGGACCGAGAGTCCCAACCCAGCAGGCCACAGAGCCTCCCCTCAGGAGGAAGATCGTGGCCAAAAGACCCGCACACCACCCGCCGGTTCCCGGTAGATTCAATCCGCCGTCCGGCCCTCGGCCTGGCTACATTGAAGGAGAAAACGGCGTAGCCGGATTCGGCACACCGGACCTTTACGTGGCCTGGATTCCGGCCAGCCTGTCTCGGGAGCTAGTATTGAAACATCACTATTCCCACCGCATCGTCAATAATGGCTATTGCCATCTCGGCGTCTATTACCGGCAGAATCTCGCCGGTGTGCTGTCATTCGGCTACGCGCTAAATCCACGCGCCGTGGGCAAAATCGTAACCGGCACCAATGTGACTGAATACATGGAGCTGAACCGCATGTGGCTCTCAGACGTAGCCCCTCGCAACAGCGAAAGCCGGTCCATTTCATACGCATTCAAGTACATCAAAAGGGCATGCCCCAGCGTGGCGTGGATTCAATCATTCGCCGACGAACGCTGCGGCCGCTTGGGAGTGGTATATCAGGCCAGCAATTTCCTGTATTGCGGAAGTCACTGGACACACTTCTACTTCCTGGACGGGGAATACTACCATGAAATGCTGCTGACGGCGCACAAAAAGGGCGGTGGCCGTGGCCGGTTCCTCCGCGCTAACAAGGATAGAGCCATTCCACTGCGCTATCGACAATTCCGGTATGTCTACTTCCTGAAGAAATCCTGGCGCAAACGCCTCGCCCTGAAGACATACCCATACCCCAAACCTGAAACCCTAGAATAA